TTACACAATTTCAAGTGCAAACACATGGGAACAGAAATCGATAACCGTTGCTGGAGATACCACTGGAACTTGGTTAAAGACCAATGGAGTTGGAATATCTCTATTGTTTTCTCTAGGTGCAGGCTCGTCAGTAATTGGAACTGCTGGTGCTTGGACTAATACAAGTCTTGTTGGTGTTACAGAACAAGTAAATCTAGTTGGCACAAGCGGAGCAACCTTCTACATCACAGGAGTACAACTCGAAGAAGGCTCAGTAGCAACCCTTTGAGCATAGGCAGTATGGGCAGGAGTTGGCGTTGTGTCAGAGGTATTATGAATTTAGCACCAATGCTGGAAGTTTAATATTTAATGCAAACTACTCTGGTGTGTCGTTCATAGTGACCAAGAGAGCTACGCCAACCATCACAATCACTCCCGTAAGCGGAATTACAAGCGCAATAAATACAGATATAAGTGGATTCTATGCTACAAACACAACTTTAGCATCAGCAGCATGGACAGCAACTTCGGAGTTATAAAAAATGTATAAATTAGCACCATTAAATAGTTTTACACAAAACAAACAAGCGTAATACGTCTAAAAGATACTGCTTGTATACCACTAGATAACGCCAACACCGACTACCAAGAGTATCTGAAGTGGCTGGCTGAAGGCAACGAACCAATCCCGGCTGATGTGTTATGACAGAAGAAGTAACACATGTTGAGATATACGAGCGCCTAATAGAGGTGGCATACATTGATGAATGTCTGGCAAGTAAAGGCTAAGTATCCTAAATGACCTATCTAGCGCTTGGCGGCTGGTACATTGCAGCTAGTGCTTGGGGTTTTACATTCTCTGGGTGTTCTACCTTGCAGTGATGAACTTAAAGAGGGTTAAGGATGCCGGTCTAATGACTAAGACCGCAATGGTGTTTGGTTACCCGATTTTGCTTGCGGGTTGGCTGGTTGACTTTATAATCAACGCAATGGTTTAACGTTGTTATTGCTTGAGTGGCCAAAAGAAATGACGGTAACTGCTCGTTTAAAGCGTCACAACGCAACAAGCACTGGCTGGCGCAAAGCTGTAGCAGTGTGGTTTGAACCTTTGTTAGACCCTTACGACCCCAGCGGAGACCATATTTAAATGGAAAACATCGACCCAGTGCAATACGGCCGTTTGATTGCTCAAGTTGAGAACTTGACAACTAAAGTCGAGTCGATGGACACGGACATTAAAGAGCTACTCGCCTTGGCAAATAAAGGGCGTGGTGGTTTTTGGATGGGCATGACAATCGCATCTATGCTGGGTGGTGTTCTTACCTGGGCTTTGGGCCACTTTAGGTAATGCTGCTAGAGCTTGCTGCTGCCAACGCAGCCTTTGCTGTCATAAAAGAAACCATTGCCAACGGTGGCGACATCATGTCGGCAGGTCAGCACATCTTTAAGTTCTTTGACTCCAAGTCAGAGATTTCTAAGAAGGCAAGCGGGTCAGGCTCAGACTCAGAAGCATTCTTTGCGCTTGAACAAATCAAGCAGCACGAGATACAGATCAAAGAAATGTTCATCTACCAAGGCCGGCCAGGTCTGTGGGATGAGTGGCTTGCATTTCAGGTGGAAGCAAGAAAAAACGAGAGGCAGAAGCGCGTTCAATAGTGCTTAAGAAGCGCAGGCGCATACAAGCCATTAAAGGCGTGCTGACGGGCGTGGCGGTGTTTCTGCTAGGGGTAACAGGCATCGGCGTTGTTTTGCTGCTTGTATGGTTTGTGGTAACTAAAGGCGGGCAACAATGAACGAACTATTGGGATTACTTAAAAATGCAGCACCTGCAATTGCCACTGCGCTTGGCGGGCCTTTGGGTGGCCTGGCAGTTAGTGCGTTGGCTACCAAGTTTGGGGTGGCTGACGAGTTGGAAGCGGTCACGGCGGCGATTAAAGCAGACCCAGAGGCGACAATAAAGTTGCAGGAACTGGAGCAAGCGCGATTCCAAGCTGTGTTAGCTGACAAAGCCTCTGCGCGAGCGCGTGAGGTGGCAATAACAAATAGCGCTAACGCACCGCTGCTTAATAAAATTGTCACACCGGCTTTGGCGCTTGGGGTTGTTGGTCTGTCGTTTGCTCTGTTTGCAGTGCTTATCTTTGTCGAAGTAAAGACAGAAGCCAAGGATATCTTGATATACATTCTTGGCGTGCTATCTGCCGCTGTAACACAAATTCTGTCGTACTATTTTGGCTCAAGCCAAGGCAGTAAAGACAAAGAGGAAAAGTTATCAGGTTTTATGTCAAACAGGGAGTAAATCATGGTGTGGTTGCCCGTTTCGTTTATTTGTTTGTTCGGCGGCGCTTGCGGATTTGAAAGCGGGAGATTGTCTGTTTCTATTGAACAGTGCGAAGCCCAGAATTTTCAAGTTAGACGTAAGCTAGCAACGAACACTGAAGTTGCTGCGTTTGATATGACTTGCATTGAAATAAAACCAAAGGCGACTGACTCACTATGAATTACAAAGAATCCCTAGCGCACATACTTAAACATGAGGGCGGTTGGGTAAATGACCCAAGAGACACAGGCGGCGAGACGAATTTAGGTGTTACAAAAGCTGTCTGGGAGGAATGGCTGGGTCACGCAGTAAAAGACGGCAGTATGAAGTCGATGACGCAACTGGACGTTGAGCCGCTTTACAAGCGCAAATACTGGGACAGAGTAAAAGCCGATGAGTTACCAGACGGATTGAACTATTGTGTCTTTGATGCAGCCATAAATAGTGGCACAGGACGCGCTGCAAAGTGGCTACAAGAGTCTGCTGGCGCAATCCCTGATGGAGCTATTGGCCCAAACACTTTAAGCGCTGTAGCGGCTCATACGCCAGCCGAGCTAATCAACATATACTGCGACAAAAGACAAGAATTTCTTGAGTCCCTAAGTAATTTTGACAGATTTGGCAAGGGTTGGACGCGCAGGGTTGCCGAGGTTAGAAAATTATCTTTAGATTCCGTTAAGCGATGACGTATTCGCCTTAGCGTAAACAAACGGGATTTTAAATGGCTTTATCAAAAGTAACTGACGAAGAATTTATTGAGCTGATGACTTCGCATAAAAGCGTTACAAAAGTTGCTTTGATTGTCGGTATGAGTGTCGCGCAAGCAAATAAACGTAGGCGAAACATTGAACGCAAGCACAGCATACAACTTGTGGCCACGCCGTATCACAACACGCATTATGGCCAAGCGAACTCAGTCTATACATCCCCAACAGTAATAAATTTAGGAATGTTAAATGGGACTGTAATAGTCTTCAGTGATGCGCATTTTTGGCCTAGCCGTCGAACAACAGCTTTCAAGGCTTTGTTGTGGCTTATTGAAGAGCTAAAACCCTCCGTAGTGGTAAATAATGGTGACGCTTTTGATGGGGCCAGTATCAGCAGGCATCCTGCAAATGGGTGGGAAAAAACACCGTCTGTTTTAGAAGAGCTTAAAGCATGCGAAATGTTTTTGGGCGAAATTGATGACGCGGCTAAACTTGCAAATCCCAAGTGCAAACTAATCTGGACGCTTGGAAACCATGATGCTCGCATGAATATGCGCCTGGCGGCAATGGCTCCAGAGTTTATCGGTATCAAAGGGTTTAATCTAATTGACCATTTTGAGGATTGGCAACATACGACAAGTTGTTTTTTAAATGACAAAGTGATGGTCAAGCATCGATGGAAGGGCGGCATACACGCGACTCACAACAACACAATGGGAAGCGGTGTAAGCATTGTTACAGGCCACCTTCATAGCCTAAAAGCCTCCGCTTGGACTGATTACAACGGGACGAGGTGGGGGGTTGACACTGGAACATTATCGCAACCGTTTGGCCCTCAATTTGCTTATGCAGAAGACAACCCAAGGAATTGGCGAGCTGGGTTTGCTGTTTTGAATTTGCGTGACGGCAATTTAATTTCTCCAGAAATTTGTATGGTTAACGACAAAAACCCTGATTGTGTGGAGTGGCGGGGCGAGTTGTGGGACGTATCAGCTTTTTGAATGCCTCTAGCGTTGTAAATCTGCACAAGTTCGCGCACTCATAGCGTCTGTATGTTTCGTTGTTCGGGCGCTGTCTTGTTTCCTTAACAGCCGCCCAAGCCCCGCATTCTGGGCATTTCATCTTGCGCCACAATCTATAAGCCTTGCGGCCAAGTTGAACACGGTTGTGCCTTGCATCCGCCTTTTTTTGCTATCTCGGTATTTCTTTGCAATAGCTTTAGCGTTGGACTTTGGCTTGGCTCTACACGTGTCATCACCAAGCCGGTAGACGGGTCTAGGATAGCGTCTATCGCCTTCATTGTCATATACATATCTAACAATATGCGCTCTCTTTAACCCGTCATTTGTTCGTCTTTTTTAGCTTACTCAAAGCGGCATGAGCATCAAACCTCGTCACGTCTAATATTTCTGCAACTTCAGCGCCTGACAACTCACCGAATTCTTCAAGCGTGGCAATTACACGCTTAATCATCACGCCGTGTCCCAATGGCGTCATACTTCCAACCATTTAGTCAAACGTTGCCACGCGGTCTTAGGCTTGGCCAATAACGCTGTTTGCAAGAGCATCATGTCACGGCCAATATCGGCTGGTCGTACTGGTGGCTTGTAGTGCAGGCCAATTCGCACCTTGCCTGTGTTGTAAATCATTTTACAAGCACCTTTCTGCCATCGCGGTAGTGCAACCACCTACCCACGCGAGATGGGAACGCTAGGTTTTCCTCGCTGCCAGCACGAACCGGAGTTGAACTAAAGTCCCGTGGCTCCAGTTTGGATTTAAAGTTTCCCGTGTAGCGAGTCGGGTTTACGTTTCCATTAGTGCTCATTTTGACAACTCCAGTAGAAGGCCGTATGCAACGGCAATTGATACAGCGACAATTACTGCAAGTTCGATGTAGGACGATAATCCAAGGCTGGCTAAAAATTTATTGCTCATTGTTGCGGTCTTTCTCAACGTCATGTTGCTCGTGTTCCCAGTCTTCACGCTCTTGACGAGCCTCTAGGTATTCCTCGTATTCGTCTTGACTATCAAAGTCCATTTTGCTTTCTCCTGTTTGGTTGGTGTGTGTTTATTCTACACACAAATACAGGACAAACAGGAGGTTTATTAAGCTGTTTTTCTAGGTGTTTACCCTATTGCTTTTTTGAGCAAAAACACGATTTGCGCAGTCAACGAGCGCTCATTTTGCTTTGCCAGGGAAACCAGTTTGGTGTGCAGTGGCTTTGGTACGCGCAAGCTGACGTACTCTTTAAGTTCTTTTTCCATTATTTACTCCTATTGAAACCAGATTAGCGTGCCGTGTACCCAAGCGATTGGGAACAACAGCGCACCCGCTATTAGAAAGCCCCACGAGCCATCCAGCAGGCAGGTGATGATATGCGTGAGCCACGCGGATATTATCCAGCCAACAAATATGTAAGGCCACATGTCTACCCTTTAAAAAGGCAAATCATCATCAAGCATTGTTTCTGCTTGTGATGTTTGACGTGGTAGTGTTTGGCGTGCTTGCGCTTGTTGCTGGTCTTTGGGCTGGAAGCTGAACGACATAAACTTCGTGCCGTTTGCACCAGTCTTTAGCCATGCACTCATCCACATTTCAACGCCACCGACCATGCATCCGCCTTTGTAGTCTGGGTGGTTTTCTTTTTCTTTGCGGTCATTTTTGAAAAGTGAGCCTGAGTTGTCGCGTTGTTCATATGCCATTTGATTATTCCTCGGTGGTTAAAAAATATTTTGCAAACGTTTTACTGTTTTTTGTGACGTATTCTGTCTCTATGACCATCCCCTCTTTGCGTAACTTATGGATTAGAGCAGCCAGCCTAAAGCACCCGTATTGATTCAAAGCCTGCAACGGCGTGATTGACTTGCCAGACATTAAATCTTTTTGGATTTGATAAATTGCACTCATAACGCCTCCATTGCAGCTTTGAGCTTGACAACTTTTTTGTTTAACTCCTCAATAAACCGTGTTATTTCCAGTTCCATCTCTGCAATAAAAGCATCGTCGCGGTCTACGCGCACCACCAACAACTGAGCTTTTTCAGGCATTCGCGGGTCGTAAATAACGTAGTCGCACCACTTGCGCTGTGTACACGCCATCTGCATTTGCATTTGGGTGTTGTACTTGTTAGCTACTGGATTCTTGTCGTCCGCCCACTTCAACCAAGCCTCTAGTGCGGTGTTGGTGTTTGGGCATTTAATCTCAACCAGGCCACTGTCACCCACCAGTCCATCAGGTGAAGCTCCACAGCCTGCAATTGTCGGATGGAGTATGAACCCTACTTCGTCAACCAAAACGTCTGTCTTAGCCTCGTATGCTGCGCGTGCAAAAGGTTCTTGCTCATTACCCCATGCCATCGATGCGTTGCTGTAAGACTCCTCGCGCTGGCCGGTAACTAACTCACACACTAATTGCGCCATGTAGTTGTCGCGGCTGGCCGCGTGACCCGACTTGGTTTTAGCCATGAGGTCAGCTACACGGCTGGCGGTAACTTGGCCTATGCGGTTCGCAAACCACTCTTTTGTGCCTTGTTCGCTCATGCTGACAACTCCTCTTTGCGTTGGTCTTTGACGCAATAACGTGAGCCTTGGCTGCATCGTCTGCGCCACAAAACTTGATTGCCTCGGTGTAAACGTTCTTCAGGTCATCAAGCGTTTGGGCGTGTGCAACGCTGTTGAGCGCTAAATTCAGGTTTTGCTCGCTGATTTGATTTACAGATTTGCGAGCCAACTTTGCATCAGCCACTGCCTTTGCTTCTGCTGCTGCCTTTGCTTCCGCTGCTGCTTTCGCCTTGGCTGCCGCATTACCCATCGTCATCCTCTGCCCGCTATGCCGCAAGCCGCCATAACTGAGTAGCGTCTGGCATATGTAAGTGCTGAGCCGTAACCCTGCGGGTCTTGCTTGCTAGCAGGCACGTGCAGTTTGCCGCCGCGAAACGTTTCGCCTGATTCATGCAAGAAAACAGTCTCAACTGTCACGCCGGTGCTGTCTTCGCTCGTTTCTTGGTAGAGCGCGATGTTTTGGTCTAGCAAAGCATCGTTAACAGCATCTAAGCAAGCGCCTAAGTCAGCGTATTTGGTGCGGAAGTGCGGGTTTGTTTATCCTTTAATGCAGGACTAAAGGCACGTTTGGCGGCTACAAAAGCCTTGGCAATTTGCTTCATTTGATTTCTCCTAGTATGCGATTTTAATTTCGTCAAAATCTTCTGCGCCAAGAGTCAACTCCTGGCCGTTGATTAAAATTGTTGTCTGATTGCCAGACTCCATTGCTTCTCCAGCTCAAGCATTGCGTCAATGTACGCGTCACTGAGCTTGCTGACCAAAGACGCTATTTTTTTCAGCGCCTTGGTGGTTTACTGAGTAAAGTTGTTTCATTTTTGCTTTTCTCCTGTTTTGTGTTGCTGACGAGGTTATTTTAACGCAGAAAAACACGTTTTATCTAGGTGTTTACCCCTATTTACGAAAATACTTTTCCGCGCTCACAATTGAGCATGAATACATTAGAAAACTACATTGAAGACCTTGAGGCACTACTAAGCCGCAAGCCCACTACAGACGAAGCAGCTATTCATTGGCTGCACGCTGTTATTGCTGATGCAACAACTGCGAGGTACAAACTTATCTCAGAGCTTTACCCAGTGGGGTGCAGTGACTAACGTATAATATTTTGAAACCCAGCTAGGTCTGAAGTCATGAGCAGACCGAAAAGCGAATTCCCCGCCTGCTGTCGTTTCTTTTCTGGGAATTACGCGGAAATGCTTTATGCACTATTACAAGTTCAACATCGCCGACTATCGCAAGGATACCGGCCACCTCACAACGATTGAGCATGGCATCTATCGCCAGCTAATTGATTGGCAATACCTAGATGAGCAACCAATACCGCTTGAAACCCAAGTGGTTATGCGGCGGTTACGCCTCGGTTCTGAGCATGAAACCTCATTGCTGAATGTGTTGTCAGACTTCTTTGCCAAGGGCGATGAGGGATACTCGCAAACACGGATTAGGTTGGAAATTAATGAGTATCACGGCCAAGCTGATAAAAATCGTACCAATGGGAAGCTAGGCGGTAGGCCGAAGAAAACCCAGTCGGTTATTTCTGGGAACCCAGACGAAAGCCAAAATAACCCTAACCATGAACCAATAACCAATAACCAAAAACCAAGTAAGACAGCAACACGCGGTGCGCGGTTGCCAGCAAACTGGAAGCCTGATTCTGAACTTGCCGAGTGGTCAAAGACAGAGCGGCCAGACCTTGATTTGCGCAAAGTTTTTGCAGAGTTCACGGACTACTGGAATTCGGTAGCTGGCGGCAAGGGTGTCAAGCTAGACTGGAACGCGACTTGGCGAAACTGGGTACGTTCACAGAAGGTTGAAAAACAATCTTTTGCACAACAATCTGCTGATGTAGTTCGGACAACAACGCCTCCTTCTGCAAATCAAGGCGATGCGCTTAAACAAATAATTGCAGACCGCGAGAACTTTTCGCCACCTCCTGAGCATATCCGAGCGATGATGAAAGGCATTTTAGGGGTTAAAAATGTATAACAAAATCGAATTTGGCGACTGCCGTGAAACAATGCGGCGCTGGAAAGAGCAGGGCATAAAGGCTCAGACTTGCGTGACCAGCCCGCCATACTTTGGATTGCGCGATTACGGGCATGAAGGTCAAATTGGGTTAGAGCAAACTCCAGAAGAATACATTACAGCAATGGTCGAAGTGTTTCGTTGTGTGTGGGATGTGCTGGAAGATGACGGAACGCTATGGCTAAACATTGGAGATAGTTATGCCAGTTATCGCCATGGGAAGGCAACACCAGATACCACGCTGGGCAACAGCACGGGGACTTTGGTTCCAAAGGGTAGTGCTCGCAATCAAATGGCATCCTCTTTTCAAGGTAGTGAAGTCAAGCACAAAGACCTTATTGGGATACCTTGGATGCTGGCCTTCGCCCTTCGCGCTGATGGCTGGTATCTCAGGCAGGAGATTATTTGGGCCAAGCCCAACCCCATGCCCGAATCAGTCAAAGACCGCTGCACTAAAAGCCATGAGCAGATTTTCCTGCTGGTTAAGTCGCCAAAGTATTACTGCGACATGGGGGCGATTGCAGAACCGGCGACCACTGGTGATTGCGGGTCGTCGTTTACTCGTGGAAAAACTGGCTCAAAAAAACAGACAGCGGTGGGACAAGGGGAACGGGTGGATGACGGCATCCGCAACAAACGCAGCGTCTGGACAGTCAGCACCAAGCCATACAGCGGTGCGCACTTTGCAGTTTTCCCTGCCGACCTAATTGAGCCGTGCATTCTTGCTGGTGCGCCTGCTGGTGGCGTGGTTTTAGATCCGTTCATGGGTAGCGGCACAACAGCACAAGTTGCTCAGAACCTTGGTAGGCAGTATTTAGGATGTGAGTTAAACCCAGAATATGCCGCGCTTCAACATGAAAGAACAAAACAATTTTCACTTGCAATTTAAAAAAGCATGAACTATTACACAGCAAGAAAATACTTGATTTAGTAAGAGAAGGTAGGGATTACCCTGTATTCATAATCAACCAAGCGTTGTACATTGTTAGTGAGCTTACAGAGGAAGAATATGAAAAACAAAGCAAATACAAGCCTAAACCTGTCTTA